ACATATTGCCTATAAAAAACTTTGTTAGCCCCCCTTAACTTAACTGCGCGCACAAGAAGACCCGACACGCTCAACACGTGCCGGGTCCGATGGGGGAGGCCGCGATCTGTCCGAGTCGTCTAGTATGCCATAGGCAAGCAGGTCGTGACTGTATGGGGGTGTACTGTGGTCATGGAGTAAACGAGAATCAGTACACACTTTCCAGGCTCAAAAATCTAACGTGCAATTCCTCGCGTTCGCGTACGAGCATGCGAGCGAATGCGAGCGCGTCCTCAATCTTGATGCAAGTCTTCACGCGCTTGTCGTTGTAGGTGAAGTCGTAATACCAGACGTTGAATTGCTTGAAATCGGTCATCTTAAATACTCCTTAATTGTTCTGGAAGATTTTATAGAGCAAACGTGCCTCGAGATCGCGGTTTCCGTTAAACATCATTTTGCGGCTCGTGATTGTATACAACACGGTAGACATATCAAACTCACTTTCCGTCTCTCTGCCTTACAGTTATATAATAACACTAACTGTTACAAAAAAAAAAACAACTTGAAATTATAACAACAGTCACTAAAATAATAACCAAGTTCCAACAGACGGCAGAAAGGATTGTTATGAACAAGTCCGAAATAGAGAGCCTGTGGAGGGCACTGTGCGCGACCACGTGTAAGCCGGGTACACATGCGCCGTACGATAGCGTGTGCGTACATAATCGAGTCGTCTACGCGACGAACAGCTACGTTTTGCAGCGTGTCGAGGGGCTTTATCAGCCGGGTATGCTCTTTCGCGCCCTCCACGGCCGCGAGCTTGCATATCTCGATCGTAATGACGTTCTGGATGGCCTTCTTGAATACCGACCGGACAATCGCGAGTTCGCTAACATGATTCCTGACTACGACCCCGCGAAGCTCATGCTCGCGCTGCGACCGCATCGCGCGCTCGGATCTACGGTGAAGTTCTATAGCGGTGCTCGGCGCGAGTACGCGCCCCTGGTCATCGTGGGCAAGACGAACACCCCCAAGGATCCGGTCATCATTACGACCGTCATCCAGGGTGAAAAGAATGGGTGGAAATGACTATGAAGTGGTACAAAACGCCGTTGACTGTCCAGTGGGACAACGCGCTTGAGTTGCTGAAACAAGGCAGAGCCGAAGCCTATTTGAAGATGCTGAAAAGGGTGTACACGCTATGCACGGAGCGTGAGAGGCAGATGCGCATCGACCTCGAAACGCCTAGCGCGCTGGCGCGTTATCAAGGCATTGACGCTTTGCTCCATATGGAGCAGTCCAAGCTGCGCGTTATGACCGACGACGATCTCGTGATTTCGCGAATGGGCCTGATGTGCGATTGCGCCGCGTTGCTGTTCAACAGTGACAGACCGAGCACGAAACGAAAACTCGCGTCCGCGCGGCAGGCGCTCGATAAGATATTAAGGGAAATGCAGCGCCGTATTTATGTCTACAGCCTCGATGTTGACTATTATCGTTATTGATTATTGAGTGTGATGAAAAATGTCCGAGACTCTATCTAATGTGCTCGATGGTGCGTCGACTGTCTATAAGGGGGCGCCTTCCGCTATCGACTTGTGATAAAGCGCGTATTCAGCAGGAAAAAATAGCGAATGCTATTTTAAACGCGATTTACCCGCGCTCCTTATTGCGCGTGCAAGCGCATATCACGCGATGTCTGATGAAGAATTGTATAAATACTTAAAGGGAGCCGTGCGACGATTCCAGCACCTCCAGACGTTGCGCGTGCTCGCGTTCTGCGCGGCAGACGAGGACCGGCGTATTGAGCGTTACACGCGCGAGATGCGCCAATGCAATCAGGCTATCTGCCGCATTAGGCGCGAGTTTGCGAGAAGAGCGAGCGTTGGAAGCCGCGAATAGCGTGTACAATACCGTTAGGCTTACGGGACTCGGCAAAGGGCCGGGTCCCCCTTTTTTTGCCGGAAAGGAGGTAATGAAAAATGGACGTCAACGCAGTTACGGATCTGGTGAGTAACGTGGCATTTCCTATCGCGGCTTTCGTGATGATGTACTACAGCAACACGAAGACCATTGATGAGCTTCGTAAGACTATCGAGGAGAACAGCCTGATCATGGCGAAGCTCTCCGAGAGGCTCGACAATCTCAACGACAACAAGGAGACCTAGCAATGAAAACAAACCGCATCGAGTGGAAGAAGGGCGCGACGTTTGTCGCGTTTTTCTTCGCGTTCGCTATCGCATTTGCAGCGCCGTCCGGCGCGGAGGCATACCAGAGCGTCAATAAGTACGTGTCTAACGGCCACGGCTACCTCAATGCGTCCTACCTCGTAATCCACGAGACGGCAAACCCCGGCGCATCCGCCTACAACCACACTTTGCTTTGGTCGCGCGATGATACCTACGCAGTCCATCACGTGATGGAGCTGGACGGCTCCACCGTGTACAACACGGTGCCCGAGAACCGCCTTTGCTGGCACGTGGGCAACGGCAACGGGTACACGATCGGTATCGAGCTCGCGCACGCCACTAACGTCTCCGATTTCGCGAAACAGTGGGGCGAGGCCGTCAAGTGGGCGGGCGATGAGCTGCGCGCCCACGGCTGGGACACGTCGCGCCTGCTGTCCCACTACGAGGCCGCTCGGCGCTGGGGCGGTTCCGACCATACCGACCCGAACGGCTATTTCCGCGCATACGGAAAGACCTGGCTCGAGTTCAAGCAGGCCGTTTCCGCCTATCTCGGTTCCGGTTACGTCGCGCCGATCGCGCCCACCGACGGCAACGGGGGCACGTATCAGCCCGCAGCCTCCGCGACTCGTGCGATCTTCCCCAAGTCCACGGGAAAAAGCGTTAATATCCATTACGCGCTACATAACCGAAACGGCTCGTGGAACGAGGCCGTCACTAACTTCAACGACAGCAATTCCGATGGATTCGCCGGCGCGCCCTACGGATCCCACGACATGCTGATCGCTTGGGTGGATAGCGGAACGCTTCGCTACCGTGTTCACACTAAGGAGGCCGGTTGGCTCGGCTGGGTGCAGACGGCGAACTATGGAGATTCCGTTAACGGTATGGCCGGTATCTGGGGACAGACCGTCGACGGCGTGCAGATGTACTACATCACGCCCGACGGCGATTACAAGCAGGTGTACTATCGCTCCCAGGACGTCGCGCATGCCGGATACTGGGACGAGGTATGCGACGACGGCTCTACCTATGGCGGAGACGACTACGCAGGCGTGTACGGTTATGCACTCGATCGTCTGCAATGCTATGTATCAGACGGCACGCGCCGGTAAGTAAAAATTATTGCAATAACCGTTGACACGTAAAGCGCCCCTTTCTATAATGCTGGTAACAGCAACGGGAAGGGGGTACTTTTCATGACAGACTCAAAGAAGGAGCGCGGTCGAATCGGACGCCGAATTCAGATTTGCCATTGTATCGGCAAGACAGTTGCCAAGGGAAAACTGATTGATTTCGAGTATGATCTCTACGGCAACTATTCGGACCCGGTGAAGGCGACGAACGCGCTCCGAAAACGATTAGGAGATTCGTTTATCTCGATCACAAGAGTAGAGACCGAATCGGATTATTATTCAATCCCGACAAGACTTTTTCTAGAAGTCGCGATGAACTATTCAATCGGAAGGAAACCCAACTATGACTGACGAAAACACCCAGCTCGCACCTATGAACAACTGCACCGAACTCTACACCCCCGCAAGCTACTCCAGCATCAAGGCGACCGATACCAAGACCATGAAGCTCGTCGTGAACGCGATGAACAACGCCGTGTCCCTGGCTGATTATGAGGGTGAGACCCTCAACGTCATCGGCGTGTTCACCAAGCCCGGCATCCGCCGCACGCGCGACAAGAACGGCGTCGATACGCCCTGCACCAACACCACGCTCGTCTGCGAGGACGGTACCGCATATTTCTCCCAGTCCGAGGGTGTGCGCAACGCCGTGGATAATTTCATGGCCGCGAGCCTCTTCGACGAGGGCGAGATCGTCCCGATGAAGCTCGTATCCAGCAAGCTCCCCAACGGCAACACCCGCAAGACGCTCGTGCTCGTCTAATCAAGACTTAACCCTCAGCTGCCGTTGTTTTTAATATATCAGGCGGTGCGGTCCAGGCCGCACCGCTTTTATTTTGGAGGTCTGCCCTATGGCACGTGTGAAAAGGACATCGGACGAGGTATACAACGCGCGACGCCGCGCCAAGCGACTGCTGGCGCGCCTGGAGCGCGAGGACGTGAGCGGCATGAGCACGTTGCAGAAGCGCGCGCGCGCCGACTATATCGCGAGCGTGCGCGAGCAGATCACGCAATCGTACCAGGGGACGCGGCAGGTGCAGCAGGTGGCAGAGGCGCAGACACGTACCAAGAGGGCAGCGGAGCGGCTCGACCGCATGACGACCGCGCCGCGAGAGGCGAAGTCGCGCGCCGCGAGGTCTAACCTCATATTCCAGCGCCAAATCAACCTGGCGCGCTCGGGCGCGCCGAGTACGCTCGGCGATCGCGGCAAGGAGGCCGTATCGGTCTTCTACGCGGCGACGCGCCGTTTCTGGCGCGGGAAGGACCCCAAGGAGCGCAACAGGCTGATTATGGAGGGGCTGGGCGTGACGTCGCTCTCCGAGGCATACGACCGCGTCATCGGGGCCAACAGGAAGGCGCTCGACAGCCTGGTATCGGCGGGCGCGCAGACGTCGCTCGTCGAGGGACTCACGAGTGAAAACGAGGCGTTTTACGGCGAAGTGGATTTCGACGCGGAGCTGACCGGCTCGGCGGTTTGGGCCTCAAAGATCGTAATGCTCGGGTAGGAAAAGGTGCGGGGGGATGAGATTCAAGTCGAAAAGGTCGGAGTTTCGGGTAGCGGCGAGCTACGACACCGAGACGTGCAATATATGCGTCGACCGTGCCGGGAACACGTGGCGCGCCTATCCCGTGCTGTTTATCGTTAACGATTTGCGCGGATGCGACCTGCGGACCTATGAGCCCGGCGCGGGTCACATCGACTTCTATCGCCACGAGGGCGAGATGCAAGACTGTATCGACGAGTATATCGCCTGGGGGGAGCGCGAACATTTCATTCCGATCATTTGCGCCTACAACCTCATGTTCGACCTCCAGCCCCTTATGCACGACCTCAACGAGCGCTGGGATATGGAGGTGTCCGCCCAGAGCGCGACGAGCGCCTATACCGTGGACATCGTGCGCGACGGCGCGGTCAAGCTCCGTTTTTGGGACACCTTCTATCTGGAGATGCGCGGCCTCGCGAAGATGGGCGAGGCCGCAGGGCTCCCCAAGGCCGAGGGCGATTGGGACTACTCCAAGATCCGTACGCCCGAGACTCCGCTCACGCAAGAGGAGCTTTTCTACGCAGGCCGCGACACCGAGGTCATCCCCGCATATCTTCGCTACCTGCTCGAGTCCAACGAGTGGCTGCGCCCCGAGTGGCTCGGCGTGCGCGTGCTTACCAAGACGTCGCTTGTGCGCCAGGCGGGGAAAATGGAGACGGGACGCCTCCGCATCCCCCGGGCGAAGGGTAGGCCGATCTCGGTGCAGGCCGCTTTCGAGCGCATGTGCGCCGAGGAGCTCGCGCCGACCTATGCGCAGTACGCGCTGCGCAAGGCCTGTTTCCGAGGAGGTTTCACGCTCACGTCGGCGCGCTACTCCGGCATCGTGCAGTCGAACGCATTCTCAATCGACGAGACGTCCGCGCACCACGCATATATCAACGGGCATATGTGCCCGGTCCGCTTTCGCGGTCTGCTTCCGCCGGTACTCCAGGCGATGGCCGAGAACGTGTGCTCGACCGGCCTCGACGCGGCGATGCGCCACTGGGAGGAGCCGTTTGGGTGCGCCTTTCACGCCCAGATTCGGTTTACGAACATGCGTTTGCGTGAGGGGAGCGCTTTCGAGTGCTGGGATATCGCGTTGCTATCCGAGGCGAAATTCAAGGCCAAGGGGCAATTAGGCGACTGGGGCGGGCAAGCCGACCGCGACGGCGTGACCGCCGTGCGCAGCGCCGGATACGTCGATACCGCATATAACGGCCGCTTCGCATTCGGCAAGCTGGTATCGGCTGACTCCGCAATCGTCAACGTGTCCGAGATGGAGCTGTGGTGCATGAGCAGGGTATATGCCTGGGATTCGATGGAGGTCATCCTGGGGGAGGGGACTATGAGCTTCGTAAAGCCGCCCGACTACGTGACACTGCTGTCTAACCTGTTCTACGCGCGCAAGGCCGCGTGCAAGGAGATCCTCAAGACCTACGCCACCGGCACGCCGTACGCGCCGGACATCCCCGAGACGATTCCCGATGGCATCGCCGCTCGCATCCGCTCGGGCGAGATGGAGCGCGCCGACCTCGAGGCGTACTATAACTCGACCGTCAAGGGCATGTTTAACAGCATTTACGGCATGGAGGCGCAAGACGTTTTCAAGCCCGGCTACAAGGTCGAGGACGGCGAAATCTCGGTTGACCGCTCGACCGTCGTGTCGCGCGAGACCTATGAGGCGCATTACGAGGACGCTAGGAATAAGCTCGTGCTCTACCCCTACGGTCTGCGCATCGTGGGCGGGTCCCGTATGGCGATCGTTGCGGCGATCGAGCTCATATACCGCGCGCTCGGCGAGCGCGTGCGCGTGCTGGGCGGCGATACCGACTCGTTGAAGATCTCGTGCGATGCGGACGTCACTGCGGACGACCTCATGTGCGCGCTCGCGCCGTTCCACGAGGCCGTCACGGCCTCTATCGACTCGTGCATGAGCCGTATCCGCGCCAACTTCCCCGGCTACGCCTCGACGCTCGCGGGCGTCGGCACGTTCGAGGTCGAGGGCGAGGCGTATCCGCTCCATATGGACGCCTGGAACAAGGCGCGCGTGAGCTGGGACGGGGCCCACGCACATATCACGTGCGCGGGCCTGTCGCGCCCGACGGGCATGTACCATATCGAGAACTGGATCGACGACATGAGCGCCGGGCACGGCTTCGCCGAGGTCGCGCCGCGCGTGCTGGGGTGGGGCGTGCGCGTGTCGCAGGCCGTTTGCCACGCGCTCGAGCACTACCGGCCCGCCGCAGCCGACGTGCTGGACATGGACGTGACCGACTACCTCGGCGCGACCGCGCACGTGAGCGCGCACGAGTCGATAGCGCTCTACGCATCAGATCGCGTGCTCGGCGATTCGGAGAAGGGCGGCAACGCGCGCACGGTCGCGTACATGCGCGAGCGGTACGGGCGCGTCGTGGACACGACCGAGCGCGTCATCGACTACGACGGGACGCGCGCGAGCTACACTTACATCGACGATGAAGGGAACGAGGTCGAATGGTAAACCTGAACGACGGCATACACTACAACTGGGAGAAGACGTTAAGCTACAACGCGGATATAACCATGGTCGTGGGCGCGCCCAACAAGGGCAAGACCTACGGCCTTCGCGCCTACGCGCTCAACGCCGCGATCAAGCGCGACGAGCGTTTCGTCGAGGTCTGCCGCACGCTCGACGAGCGCGACAGCGTGAAAAAGGGATACTTCGACAAGCTGGCCGCGACCGACGAGGAGTTCGGCAAATACGATTTCAAGTGCGAGAACAACGAATTCAAGTACCGCCCCGCCGACGCCGAGAAGGGCACGCCGTGGAAGGTGTGCGGATACGTCGTAGGATATGCCGAGATGCAGGGCACCAAGAAGCGCACGTTCTTCAACGTCAAGAACATCATCTTCGACGAGGCGATCATAGAGAACATCGACGCGAGCCACACCTACAAGCGCAACGAGTGGAACATGCTCGCTCGAATCATCGATTCGTGCGTCCGCGAGGACCCCTACGACGGGCGCCGCATCAAGCCGCACGCCTTCCTGCTGGGAAACGCCGTCGACCTGCTGAACCCCTATTTTGCCGCGATCGGCGTAAAGGGCGTCCCGAGGTTCGGCTATACGTGGCATCTCGACAAGATGGTCCTGCTCCATTATGTCGAGCCGGACGAGCACGACCGTTACCGTATGGACAACACGCTCGCGGGCCGCATGGGCCAGGTTACCGGGTACACGAAAGCGACCTACGCCAACGATTTCGCCGAGGACAACAGATATATCTCAAAGAAGCCCGCGCGCGCCAAGTACGTCATGGGGTGCGTACATATGGGCGACGAGTACGGCATCTGGATTGACATGAGCGAGGGCTACTACTATGTGACCGGGAAGATTCCCAAGAACGCAGAACCGGTTTTCGCGCTCACGAGGCGCGACAACACGCCGAACCGCATCGCCGCGCAGCGCGCCGTAAAGACCCTGCGCGTCATCGTCCAGATGTATTACGAGGGCAGCGTGCTCTTCGACTCGGTGAAGGTGCGCGAGGGCTTCCTGGACGCCATGGCGCTATATGGCATAAAATGACAGCGACGCCCGCGACGACTCGCGCGGCAAGCGGCGAGTAGGGACGATTCGGGACAGCTATATCGTTCGGTCGATACCCGAACCCCGCACGCTCGGCGGCGTGTTTCAGCCGCACGCGCCAAAGTTTCGCAAAGGCGTTATATAATGGGCACGATGCGCAGGCGAAAGCCCGTTCGCATCGTGCCCTTATTTGTAGCTATAGAAAGGAGCCGACATGGATGAGGCCGACGACCTGACCCCAGAAGAGCAGGAGATCGAGGACGATACCGACACGTCCGGCGAGGAGGCGCACCGCATCGGCGAGTTCGACGACCTGCGCGACCGCCTGGAGCGCATCGAGAACACGCTCGGCAACGTCGCCTTGATGATCGAGGCGATGCGCACGACCGCTGCCGCGATCGACATCGACAACGGGGCCGACGTAGTGGACGTCGACGGCGACGGCGACGCCGATGTCGTGACCGACGACGGCGAGGCCGACATCATTCCCGACTACGACGATATGGATCTTGACCTGTAAGGAGGTTAATAGATGGCAACTAACAACACCACTATCGCGGGCCGCGTGTACCTGTCCGCGACCAACGATTTTCAGCAGCGCGTGCCCGACCCGACCATCGCGGGCATCGACGCGACGAGCAAGTTCCTATTCAAGCCCAACAACGGCCGCTATCTGAACGAGTTCATCGACGCGTACATCAACCGCGTCGGCGACCAGATCATCCACAACAAAGAATGGGAGAACCCCCTGCGCGTCTTCAAGGGCGCTGCCATGCGTTACGGTTCGTCCATCCAGGAATCCGCGCTCAAGTGGATCAAGGCGCACACGTACAATATCGAGGATTCGGCACTCGAGAAGATCAGCCGCCCCGAGGCCGCCGTGTGGTATCACACCGTCAACCGCGAGGACCGTTACGACATCACGCTCGAATACCCGGACCTGCGCCAGGCATTCCTCGACGAGTTCGGACTCAACCGCCTCATTGACGCCGTGCTCACCGTGCCGCGCAACTCCGACAACTACGACGAGTACCTGTGCATGATGGCGCAGATGTCCTATTACGAGCAGAACTGGGGTTTCTTCAAGCACCACGTGAGCGCCGAGCCGACCGACGAGGCCACCGGTAAGGAGTTCCTCAAGGCCGTGCGCGCCTACGCGAGCAAGCTCGAGTTCCCGACCGCGCTCTACTCCCCGGTGTCGGCCGAGTACGGCATCCCGGTTTTCGCGAAATCCGAGGAGCTCGTGCTGTTCATCACCGCAGACGCCATGGCATCTGTCGACGTCGACACGCTCGCTGGCATCTTCAACCTCGACAAGGCCGACATCAAGTACCGCACCGTCATCGTCCCCGACATCCCCGTGCCCAACGCATTCGCGCTCCTCACCACCGACGCGTTTTTCGTGTGCGAGGATTTCGTATACGCAAACGAGAGCTTCTACAATCCCTCGACGCTCTCCACTAATTACTACCTCCACCACTGGGAGGTCGTGTCGTGCTCCCCGTTCGTGCCCGCTATCCTGTTCACCACGGACGCCGAGACCAATATCACCACGCTCACGCAGACCGTGAACAGCGTCGACATCACCGCAGCCTCTAAGCAGCTCAAGCCGGGCGAGACCACGCAGATGATCGTCAAGCTCGTCGGCACCATCACGGCGAACGACCTCGGTATCGACGTCGAGCCGAACGCCGTCACCTGGAGCGTGAGCGCCGAGACCGCTGCGGCCGACGGCAAGCCCATCGCGCTCAACACCGCGACGCGCGTCGATCGCCTCGGTGTGCTCCACGTCCAGAAGTCCGGCCTCAAGGCCGGTGACGTCCTCCACGTGACCGGTACGACGTCTTACCTCAACCCCTCCGGCTCTACCGAGCTCTATACAGAGACCGTAGACATCACGATCGCCTAGCCTATAATCGTTAGTGCAAGGCGCCGCGCCCCCGCTCATGCGTGAGCGGGGGCGCATTTCTTTTAGGAGGTAAAATGAGCGACTTCCCGAACCTCGACAACGTCGACGTGTACCGATACGACAACACGCTCGACTATTCCCGATTCAAGCCGACCGCCCGGCTCAAGATGTGCAACGTCCCGTGGTGCGGGGACTACGACAACGTGGTGAAATTCGACGACGACGCCGCGCGCGATGCGTGGTTCGACACGCTCGAGGGCGAGACCGTCAACCTCGATACCATGTTCAACGTAAAGCCCGACGGCGCATCCAAGGTGCCGGTGCCGGTGACGTCTGCCCAGGGGTACAACTATCTGGTCGTGGACCTGCCGCGCGTGACGAGCGATGCGCAGCCGCTCGCGTACGCCGCAGGTGACCGCAAGCGCCGCTATTACTATTTCATCCAGGACGCGCAGCAGCTCTCCCCCAACTCGACGCGCCTGATCCTCACGCTCGACGTATGGACGACCTATATAAACGAAATGCGATTCGACTATGTTCTCCTAGAGCGCGGACACGCCCCGGTTGCCGCGTCGAGCGTGGCCGACTATCTCGCGAACCCCCGAGGCAACAGCGCGTACCTGCTCTCCGATGATGTCAACACCGGGGGCGAGCCGTATGTCGAGACCGCGCGCGCCGTCAAAAACTACAGCGCCGAGACCCAGCGCGCGTGCATTGCGACCTATGCGGATCTGCAAGGCGATCTCGGCACGGGCCCCGCGCCGAGAGTCCCCGCGATTTCCGCGCCGGACGTATCCGGCGTGCTCGCGCCGCGCGTATACTCCGTAGCCGTAGGCGACCTCCAACCGTTCCTACGCAAGCTCGAGAACAATGCGCCCTGGATGAAACAGACCGTACTCGGCGTGTTCTTCGCGCCGTCCGACCTGCTCACACAGTCCGCGCCATTCGAGCTTTGGGACATTTCAATTACCGTGCTGGATGCGGTCCAGAAAATCGAGCCGTTCATGCAGCCGGGCGTGGCGGATTTCGGATACCCTGCGCAGGCCGCAGGTTTCGCCAAGCTCTATACGTACCCTTATGCCGCGATCCGCATAGGTGACGAACGCGGCCAGACCTCCACGGTGCGTATCGAGGACCTCGGCGCGAGCGGTATCCAGCTCGCGAGCGCCGTCAACCTCGTCATGCCGTACATCTCAATCGACGCGCGCCTACTCGGCATCGCGGGCGCAACCGATTCGCTCACGTTCCAGACCATCAAGGGCCGCACGTACAGCTACGGCGGTGCGTGGGGCGAATACCTCAAGAGCTGGAACCTCCCCGTGATGCAGGTTACCCAGAGCGCCGCGAGCCGCGCGGCCTACACTACCGTATATAACCGCGCGCACGCGAAGCTTGCTGCCGACAACGCGCTCGCGTCGTCGCTCGCATCTAATTCGACCGCCTACACGAACGTCGACAACTCGGCCAAGAACGTCACCGATAACAACGCCGTCAACACCGGGGCAAACACCGCAGTAACGAAGAACTCGAATGACTGGGCGCTAACCGGAGCCGCTGCATCTAACAACAAGCTTAAGAGTGATTGCGATGCTGATAATGAGACCTCTACCGCAATAACGGGGGTGAAAAACGAAGTCATCTCGATCGCTACCGCAAACAACAATGCGTCCGCAATTGCGAGCACGTTGGGATCAGTCGTAACTGGTGGCCTCACCGAAGGAAGCGCGGACGCCAGGGGCGCCGCGATCGGGGGAGTAGCGGACCTCGCAGTCTCAATCCCCACGGCTAACGCCGCTGCGGCGATCTCGCAAACGAGCAATTCCCTGGCTTCGGAATTGGCCCAGACGAACGCACTCAAAAAGACTGGAAACGCGGCCAAATTCACAGCTGAAACATGGAGAATCCAGAATAATGCGAGCACCATCGCGACCACGCTCCGCAACGAGGCGAGCACCAAGGTCGCAAACAACAACGCGGCCGTCATGCGCGCCAACGCAGGCAACACCAAGGCCACCGGGGACGCGAACGCGAACCGCGCCTACGCGACCGCTATCGACGCGATCGCGGCGGGCCTCAACCAGGCGAACGTCGCGGCCCCCGCGCAGTTCGGAGCGAACGCGAACGGGCAGTCGAGCGCGACCGCGCCCCGCGCCCTGTTCGCCCAGGTCGTCACGCAGCGCGAATGCGACATCATGAACGCGGCCTCGGCATTCGCCCGCTACGGATATGCACTCATGCGAGAGTTCAGTATGGAGCGCATGCAGGTCATGCGCCATTTCACTTATTGGAAGTGTTCCGAGGTATGGTGCAGCGGCAACGGCAACGCGCTCGAGTCCGCGCAGGGCGCGATCAAGGATATACTTATCAGAGGCGTGACCGTCTGGAGCCGTCCGGAGGAAATCGGTCGCGTGAGTATCTACGACAATCTGTAAAGGAGGGGCCATGGCAGACATTGATCTTAACGCACTTCTCAAGGCCGAAACATATCAAGGCATGACAGACGAGGAGATCAACGCGATCATCGACTACAAGGTCGAGCGCGCCAAAATCCATGCGACCATCAGCAAGGACATGAAGGCACACCAAGCGATCATGAAAGAGCTCATGGACGCTCAGTCCAAATCCAGCGCGGAGGTGCTCGCATCATTCAAAACGGCAATCGACACGCCGACTGTCTATAAGGAGGTGGACGCATGAGCAAGGGACGCAGGGGCTACAAGCAGCGCCGCAAGTACAAGCCCGGCGCGCAGCCGACATACTGGCAGACCGAAGCCTACAACCAACAGCTATTCAACATGTTCCAAAACGACCTGATCGAGCTCGCGCTGTCGCGCTTCCGTTGGCTCAACCTCCCCGAGACCTGCAACGAGTGTTTTCTGGAGTGGACGTTGCTCACCGAGGGCGCTGCCACGCTCGCGTTTCCCAACTCGAGCGATACGCTTCTATCGCTGCGGGCCGTTCAGCAGGGCGCGCCGAACATGTACAACGAGCCGCGCGCATGGCGCGCGATGGGCATCACCGACAAGACGAATTTCATGTGCAATTGGAACCGAGGCGTTTGGATATGGGAGAACCGCACACGCTACCCCCTGCTCGTGAAGATTAACATCTGGGCGCGCGAGCTGACCGACATCATACGCACGAAACAGATCAACCGATTCCACATGCGCATGCCCTTCGCCATTACCGCGCCTCAAGATAGAACCTACGACGTGCAGAACTTCTACAAGGCGATCGCTAACGGCGAGCCATATGTGCTGGCCTATGACAACTTCCAAGACATTCAGACTACCGCAACCATGCCGCAGCGCGCACGCGAGTACATCGGGGACAAACTCCAAGAGGAATGGGCCAACACGTGGGATGCGATCTACCGCGAGCTCGGCATCGACTCCATGCCCTTTAAAGAGGAACGCATGATCGAGGACGAGGTTAATTCGACCATGCAGCCGACCGAGCTCGCACGCATGTCCCCGCTCAACACGCGCCGCGACGCATGCGACAAGCTCAACGAACGTTTCGGGAACCGCCTGAGCGCGCCGATCACCGTCGTATGGGCCCGCGACAACCTATCCAGCAACTACGACATATCGCATCGTTACGACACTATGCTCGAAAGGGGGTAAAAACACATGTTCGATTTTCCAGTGGTGAACACAGACGAGCGCTACGACTACATGACGATCACGCTAGGCGAATGGCACGAGCTGGGGTTCTATAAACCGCTCGAGGATGATTCATGGCGTTTCGACGCATACAGCGACGAGCAGTACACGCGACTTTGCACCAAATTTCTCAACCGCTTTTACGACCGCGAGGTTTCAATCACGGTGCCGAGCAGGTGGAAACGCGCTTACCTGCGCAAGATCAACGAGATCATGCCGAAATACAAATTGCTCTATGCGCGAATCGAGCAGGGACTTAACCCCCTCCAGGAGTCCCGCGAGCGCGAGAAGTCGCGCGATATCTTCTCGGACTTCCCTGAGACGATGCTATCAGGTAACTCCGACTACGCGAGCACCGGCAACGACCGCGAGGCCGATACGATGCACGAGGGAAGCGCTGTCGACAAGGCCGTGCAATTCGCACGCGAGTACGTCGACGTGGATGCTATGATTCTCGATGAGCTCGAGCGCGTCCTGTTCACCTCGATACTCACACCGACCGTCCCGCTTTGGTAAGGAGGTGAAGCGAATGTATACACCGCTTCCTTTTTTCAACCCCTGGATGCTGACGAACCCGACGCTCCCAAAACTGTACTGGGAGGTCAAGAGCCCCGAACAGCTGATCGCGAACCTCTATTGCATCATCGACGCGATTAAAGACCCCCTCAACGACACGATTGAGCTTTCCAACAAAAACGCTGAGACAATCGAGGAAATTAAGGAGGTCATCGAGTCAATCAAGAACGGGCAATACTACGATCAGTACATCGACGGCCTTGCCAAATGGATTGACGCGAACCTGCAACAGCTCGTCGCGCGTCAATCGAAGTTCGTATTCCCGACCTTTTATCAGGAACCCGATACCAAGTGTTGGAGATACGCGCTCGTCGTCCCACAGGGCTGGGAGCACCTCGTATTCGACTGGATTTTCGACGAGCGTGATAACACCTACCACGTCCGCATCAACTACTAGATAAGGAGCACCTATGCCTAACGTTTCCAACTTTGGCGCCCAGACCGATAACGCAGTCGTACAGGGCACCGTCACGGATCGCGCCATGGCCATTCCCGACATTCCCCCGTCGGGCCTCGAGAGCATCGGCCCGCGCGTGACCCCGCATTTCGTCAAGCCGTCGCTTTGGTCCGCGCTCACCACGTATCACTTTTTCGACGCAGTGCATGATGCGGCCGGCGCGTCGTACGTCGCTATCAAGCCGGAGGTCCCTGCGGGTACTGAGCTCACCGACGAGGGCTATTGGTTCCTTTGGGCTGATCCGAACTCACAGTTCGCGGACCTTAACGAGCTCGTGAAGACTTTTAACGGGCGCATCACGCAGAACACGGCCGACATCGCGACCAAGGCACCGAATAACCACGCTAGCGAAGAGACTACCTACGGTGTCGGTAACGAACTCAATTACGGCCATGTGCGACTTGCCGTGGACGACACTCCGCTTACGAGCGGGGCGAATGAGGGCATCGCTGCGACTCCGGCTTTCGTCTCAGATCTAAAAGCGACCCCCAAGGCCGTCATTATCGGAGACTCGTACTCGACTGAATACACGAGCGACTCCTGGTGGAAGCATCTCTGTAAATCGCTCGGTGTCGAGGCGCATTGCTATGCAATCGGAGGCGCCGGATTCGCGATAACCGACAACCTTTTCTCTTCGCAGGCAACTAGGGCAGCAAACGACGCACTCAAAAACGTCAAATATGTGTTCGTCTACGGTGGCATTAACGACATGGCCAACTCTAAGAGCACACCAGACATCGTGAGCGGATGCAACAATGTACTGAAGACTCTGAAAGCCGCATACCCGAATGCGATCTATTACGTCATGGGAGTTAACACGTGGAAAGACATGTACACACGTGACACGAACACGACGTTCGATGTGTGCGCGGCTCTCCTATCCAGCGCACAAGCTAACGGCGCCTTTTATATCAACACGACGTTCGCATGTTTCGGACGCGACGAGTGGTTTATCAAACCCAACCTGCCGGGGCAAAATCATCCGAACGGAGACGGACAGCTTGCAATTTACGAAGTAATGGCAAATGCCATGACCGGCAACGATATCTCAGATTCGCATAAATTGATTACAAAGTATACGTTGAACGACCATATGAACGTATACATCTATCGTTACAAATATAACGAACTTACGATCGCTATCACAAATACTGACATCCAGAAAGAAACCGTTGACCTTGGAATCTGCGCACACTGCCCCGACCAATTTATCGTATCCAAATCAAACACAAATGATATCTTTACGACACTTATAAAAAGTGGTAACAAATGCACCATTCAAATCTTTCCCTATTCCGCAAATGGAGAAGCTAACAACGTAATTGCAAAGCTCAACCTG